CTCGTGGAGAAACACCTGTATGGGATAGTGAAGCTAAAAAATATGTTTACGGAGATAGTGAGACTTCAGAAATGACTATGGGAGGTTCAAAGACTCCTGAAAAAACTGAAGACCCACAATCAAAAATGGAGGTAGACGAGGACCTACCATTCTAAAAACACAAACATGATGGTACTGACAGTAATGTCGGTACCATCTTTATTATTTAATCATTATGGCAATTAAGAAAAAAGATTTCAGTAGTATTAAGAAGAAGTTTTCAACTTCTGCCAAATTTAAACCTCAGAGGTTTTTTGATTTGGGAAAAGAATTTTTGGATGCGGTAGGAGTACCAGGTCCTGCTATTGGTCACCTAAATATGTTTTTAGGTCACTCAGACACAGGTAAGACTACGGCATTAGTTAAGGCGGCAGTTGATGCACAGAAGAAAGGTATTCTACCTGTTTTTATTATTACTGAACAAAAGTGGTCGTTTGACCACGCAAAACTTATGGGTTTTGAATGTGAGGAGGTTGTCGATGAGGAAACAGGTGAGTTAGATTGGGATGGATTCTTTTTATTCAATAACAATTTTGAATATATTGAACAAATTACTGATTACATCAATGATTTATTAGATGCTCAAGCAAAAGGTGATTTAGACTATTCATTATTATTTTTATGGGATTCTGTAGGTTCAGTACCATGTAAAATGACTTATGAGGGTAAAGGTGGTAAACAACACAATGCGGCAACTTTAGCAGATAAAATCGGTATGGGTATCAATCAACGTATTTCAGGGTCACGTAAAGCGGATTCTAAATATGAAAATTCATTAGTAATTGTTAACCAACCGTGGGTTGAGTTACCTGATAATCCATTCGGTCAACCAAAAATTAAAGCTAAGGGTGGAGAATCTATTTGGTTAAATTCATCTTTGGTGTTTTTGTTTGGTAATCAGAAAGGTGCGGGAACAACTAAGATTTCTGCAGTCAAAGACAAAAGAAAAGTTAAGTTTGCAACAAGAACAAAGGTTTCTGTTATGAAAAACCACATCAATGGATTGGGTTATGAAGATGGAAGAATTCTTGTTACGGCACATGGATTCTTAGCAGGAAAAGACACTGCTGAAGAAAAGAAATCGATTGAATCTTACAAATCAGAACAATCGGAATATTGGAAAGACATCATCGGTACAGGTGGTGACTTTAGGTTAGAAGAAGAAACGTTGGACTCTTAATACAACAAAAGTGACAAAAACGTTATTAGTTGATGGGGATAACCTATTCAAGATTGGTTTTCATGGAGTAAGAGATTACTATCATGAAGGTAATCACATAGGAGGTATTTTTCACTTCATCAATGTACTCAAAAAGTTTTTAGAGGAGCATAATTACGATAAGGTAATTGTCTTTTGGGATGGTAATAATAACGCATCCCAAAGACAGGCTCTATATCCTCAATATAAGGACAATAGACGACAGACGATGAATGAGATAAAGAAACAGTCGTTCTATCACCAGAAGTCTCGTGTGCGTCTGTATTTGGAAGAAATGTTCATACGTCAAGTCACACTTGATGGTTGTGAATCAGATGATTCAATTTCGTATTATTGTAAAATATCTGAGGATGAAAACAAAACTATATTCTCATCAGATAAAGACTTAACACAATTAATTTCAGATAAAGTACAAATCTATTCACCATTAAAGAAAGAATACATTAAAAATGGTGATAAGGTTAAGTTTGGTTCAATAGAAGTTATTCCTGAAAATGTGGTAACACTTAAAGTCATTACTGGTGATAAATCAGATAATATTGATGGTATTTTAAGAATGGGTGAAAAAACTGTTTTGAAGTTTTTTCCTGAGATAGTTGACAGTCCCACTTCTATTGACAATATTTTAAACCGTGCTAACGAGTTAATTAAAGAAGAGAAGAAAAACAAAACTTTAATTAACTTGGTTGAAGGGACAACAAAAAATGGTACATTCGGAAAAGAAATTTTAGATATTAACAAGAAAATTGTAGATTTGTCAAACCCTTTAATAACAGAAGATGGAAAAGAAGAAATAGAATTATACTATCGAGAAGAGTTGGACCCTGAAGGTAGGGGGTACAAAAACTTAATAAAGTACATGATGGAAGATGGACTTTTCAAATACCTACCAAAAAAAGACAATGCTTGGGTTGAGTTCCTACAACCCTTTATGAAACTTACTAGAAAAGAAAAAAGAAGATTTAAAAACAAAAAGTAAAATTATGAAAGAACAGAATGATGTAGTAAAGCTTGAGTTCTTATTGAAGTTAAATGAGAACATCGTAGTACAACGTTACTTCAACGTCAGAGGGTATAACCCTAATGCACGTAAGAGTTTAGATTTGGTTGAGACTGTACATGATATCATCCACGATATCAAGAGGGACTTAACAAACAAATCATGTTATTACCTACTTGAAAACTATGAACAAATTGTAGTTGATGAGCAGATTTTAAACACGTCAAATACTGACGGTCCTGAGAGTTTTTACATGACAATCAAGATGGGAGATGAGACAATTTGTCAGTCTGGTTGGGATGCTAAAGTATACCCTCCGAAGGTAAGATATACTGTTGACATACGCCCAAGACTAAAAAATATACTTCGCATGTTGACTGACATTTTTTCAACTGAAAATTTAACTCATGAATATATGGGATATTCATTAAATTAACCATATTTATTAAAACTCACACAAATTAAATTTCATTAAAAATTATGTCAGACGAAAAGAATTTTGGATACCTAGGAAACACATTTCAGATACAACTATTAAATAATATCATCTTATATAAGGATTTTGCTAATTCAATCGTAGATGTTCTAGACCCAAAGTACTTCGACAATCAATACTTTCGTTTGATTATGCAAATGATTAAGGAGTATTATGTTAAGTATGAACATGCTCCTACATTTGAAACATTAGAACAACTTACAAAGAGTGAGATTTCTTCACCGATGGCTCAAAAAATGGTTCTGGACATGGTGTCACAGGTAAAAGAGGCACCTTTTGAGGGTCATCAGTTTGTACAAGAAAAGTCATTAAAGTTTTGTAAACAACAAGAATTACAGAAGGTTATGGGTAAAGCTCAAAAAATCATTGACAAAGGTGATTTTGAGAGTTATGACAAACTTGAGGAGATGGTACGTGAAGCACTACAAGTCGGTGAACTTAATCAGGGTTTGGATGATGTATTCTCCAACTTAGACCAAGTTCTACAAGATGATTTTAGACATCCAATTCCGATTGGAATACCAGGAATTGACAACTGTCTAAAAGGAGGGTTAGCTAAAGGTGAGATTGGGGTGATATTAGCACCTACAGGTGTTGGTAAAACCACAGTACTTTCAAAAATCGCAAACCACGGTTTTAACTTAGGATACAATGTTTTACAGGTATTCTTTGAGGATAACCCAAAGATTATTCAGAGAAAACATTTCACGATGTGGACTGGTATTGCACCTGACAACTTGTCTTTACACAGAGAAGAAGTTATGGAAAAGGTAAAGTCAATTCAGGATACCACACCTAACAAATTAACATTGAAGAAATTACCGTCAGATACTCTGACAATGAATCAGGTAAAGAATCAAATCAGAAAGATGATTGCTGAGGGTAATAAAATTGATATGGTAGTGTTAGATTACATTGATTGTATCATGCCAGACAAAAACTTAGGTGACGAATGGAAAAGTGAAGGTTCAGTTATGAGAGGTTTTGAAGCGATGTGTCATGAGTTAGATTTAGCTGGTTGGACGGCAACACAGGGTAACCGTTCATCAATATCTTCAGATGTTGTGACAACGGACCAGATGGGTGGTTCTATTAAGAAGGCACAAGTTGGTCACGTAATTATATCTGTAGCAAAGTCTCTACAACAAAAAGAGATGAACTTAGCCACAATCGCAATCACAAAATCACGTATAGGTAAAGATGGTATAGTATTCGAAAATTGTAAGTTCGATAATGAACTTCTTGAAATTGATACTGAACAAAGTGTGACTTTCTTAGGTTTAGAAGAACAGAAGGAAGAGAAGAATAGACTGAGAATCAAAGAGTTGCTTGACAAACGTAAGCAACAAAATCAACTATAATTAAAAGAAAAAATATGGATAACCTCGTAAATTTAGAAGAAAAAGACGCTCGTTTCGTAATTAAAAGAAGCGGTGAAAAAGTTTTATTTGAAGAAGAAAAAATTAAAAATGCGGTAACCAAAGCAATGCAAAGTATTGATATGGTTGACCATGAAATGTCTGAAAAAATTGCAAGAATTACTAGAAAAAGTTTATTCAGAGAAGATAAAGATAGAGTACCTCACGTTGATGAAATTCATGAGATGGTTGAAAATAAGTTGATGGACAATGGTCTTAATGATGTTGCGAGAGAGTACATCATATACCGTTCTCAACGTAGACCTGATATCTTTTCTAAAAGAATAAATTTAAAACCTTATGAGTATCCTGAATTAGTTGAGTATGTTGATGCTATCAGACACTCATATTGGGTACACACAGAGTTTAACTTTACATCAGATATTCAGGACTTTAAAGTACATTTATCAGAGTCTGAAAGAACTGCAGTACAAAGAGCTATGTTGGCGATTTCACAAATTGAAATTGCAGTAAAAACATTTTGGGGTGACATTTATAAGAGAATGCCAAAACCTGAAATTGGTAATGTTGGTGCAACATTCGCAGAATCTGAAGTAAGACACGCAGATGCATACTCTAATCTAATTCAAGTGTTAGGGTTGAATAGTGAGTTTGAAAGTTTACTTGAAGTTCCTGCAATCAGAAAAAGAATTAAATATTTAGAGAAATCAATCATTCACTCAAAGTCAGTTGAAAACAGAGATTATTTTGAGTCGGTAGTATTGTTCTCAATGTTCGTAGAAAACGTTTCACTATTCTCACAATTCCTTGTTATTATGTCATTTAACAAACATAAAAACATGTTGAAAGGTATGAGTAACGCAGTTGAAGCAACTTCAAAAGAAGAAAATATTCACGCAGAGTTTGGGTTTGATTTAGTTAATTTAATTAAAAAAGAAAATCCATCATGGTGGACACCTGAACTGGTTGAAGATTTAATTGATGCAACTATGGAAGCATTTAGTGCTGAATCAGATATTATCGATTGGATTTTTGAAAAGGGTGATTTAGATTTCTTGACTAAATCACAAACTATAGAGTTTATTAAACATCGTTTTAATGTATCATTAAACTCTATTGGTATTGATAGTATTTTCCATGTAGATGAAAAACTATTGGAAACTACAGAATGGTTTGATGATGAGATTCTAACCACAAAACATACAGATTTCTTTAACAAAAGAAGTATTAATTACAGTAAGAAAAGTAAGTCAATTACACATGACGATTTGTTTTAACAAAAATTAAAGATAAAAAATGAATAACAGAAAAGATTTCGATTGGATTAACGATGAATCAATCACATTCCTCCGTAGAGGGTATTTAAGTGAAGGTGAAGAACCTTTAGATAGAATTAGAACTATCGCAGACCACGCAGAAAAACTATTAGGTATTGAGGGGTTTGCTGATAAATTTTACAACTATATGGGTAAAGGGTGGTATTCGTTATCATCACCAGTATGGGCAAACTTTGGAAAAAAGAGAGGTTTACCTGTGAGTTGTTTCGGTTCTAATATTGGTGACAATATTGAGTCAATCTTATATACTCAGGCGGAAGTTGGAGAAATGAGTAAAATGGGGGGTGGTACTTCAGGATACTTTGGAAACATTCGTGGACGAGGTGCTGAGATTACCGACAACGGACACGCACCTGGTTCAGTACACTTCATGAATCTATTTGAGAGTGTTGTAGACAACATTTCTCAAGGTTCAACACGTAGAGGTAGATTTTCACCGTACCTTCCATTAGAACACCCTGATATTATGGAATTCCTTGAAATTGGTACAGAAGGTGCACCAATTCAAGATTTAACACACGCAGTTACCGTAACTGATGATTTCATGAAAGATATGATTGAGGGTGACACTGAAAAAAGAGCTATATGGGCAAAAGTAATTCAGAGACGTGGTGAGATTGGATACCCATATATTATGTTCCATGATACTATGAATAATAAAGCACCTGAAGTATATAAGGATAAAGGAATGAAAATTTACAATTCAAATCTATGTTCTGAAATCGCACTTCACAATTCTGAAGAAGAATCATTTGTATGTGTTCTTTCATCTATGAATGTTCTTCATTATGATGAGTGGAAAGATACAGATGCTGTTGAAACGATGACAATGTTCTTAGATGTGGTTGTTACTGAATTCTTAACAAAGATTGAAGATATTCGTGACGAAGGGACTATTGAAGGGAAAAGAGCATTCTTCTACTTAGAAAAGGCTTACAACTTCGCTAAAAGACAAAGAGCGTTAGGTTTAGGTGTATTAGGGTGGCACTCACTACTTCAATCTAAAGGATTACCTTTTGATACGAGAGAAACTGCGAGATTAAATGTTGAGGTATTTAAATTGATTCAGGATAAATCATATAAGGCGTCTGAGGAATTGGCTAAAATGTTTGGTGAACCTGAAACTTTGATTGGTTATGGTAGAAGAAATGTTACATTGAATGCTATTGCTCCAACAACATCATCGGCATTTATCTTAGGTCAAGTATCACAATCAATCGAACCAATTTGGTCTAATTGTTATGTGAAGGATGTTGCTAAGATGAAGGTAACAATTAAAAATCCAATACTTAAGAATTTGTTAGTTGAGTTGGGTAAAGACACTAAAGAGGTTTGGAACAGTATTAAGAAAGCTGACGGTTCAGTTCAACATTTGGATTTCTTAACGGACGAACAAAAAGATGTGTTTAGAACTTTTGCTGAGATTAACCAAGCATCAATTATTAATATGGCCGCTGTTCGTCAAGATTATATTGACCAAGCACAGTCATTAAACTTAATGATTTCACCTGACATGCCAACTAAGGATGTTAACAAACTCCTAATAGATGCATGGCAGTTAGGTGTTAAGACATTATATTACCAACACTCAATGAATTCAGCTCAAGCTTTCGCAAGAAAAAAATTGGGATTGAACGACCTTCAGTGTGTAGCTTGTGAGGGATAATTGTTAAAAATAACATTTTATTGAAATAAAGAGGACTTCGGTCCTCTTTTTTTTATAATTTATTAGACTAATATATTTATGTGTAATGGCAGATGGTTTTACATACGGTATTAATTTTCCTTTTAGGGACAGTTTACAAGGAAAGTATTTATCCCTTTCACAAAGTAGTGTTGAGGAGATAAGGACTGACCTGTTACATTTAATCTTAACAAGAAAGGGAACGAGATACTATCTTCCAGACTTTGGTACGAGGATATATGAATTTATTTTTGAACCAATGGACGGTCCAACATTTGAAGCAATTAAGGCTGACATCAGAGAAGCGGTAGATAAATACATACCAAATTTGACGATAAAAGATATTACTTTAACACCATATATTGACGATTTAGAAGCACAAGGTGAATTGAATTATGAGAAAATTGGTGGGGCAGTTTATAGAATACCGGGAAAAGGAACTGAAGAATACACGGCAAAATTAAGAATTGATTATAGTGTTGATGATAAGGCATTCGAGTCAAGAGATTTTATAATTATCAATATTTAATAATATATGGCAAACAAAAAAATATCTTATACTGAAAGAGATTTTGAAGGTTTAAGACAGGACCTCATAAATTACACGAGACAATACTATCCCGAGCTTATTGATAATTTCAATGATGCTTCAGTATTTTCTGTATTATTAGACCTTAACGCAGCCATTGGTGATAACTTACATTATCACATTGACCGTAGTATCCAAGAGACTGTATTACAATATGCTCAACAACGTTCATCTGTTTACAATATTGCAAGAACCTATGGATTAAAAATACCAGGTTATAGACCATCGGTGTCTATGGTTGATTTTTCAATCACCGTACCAGCATTTGGTGATAAAGAAGATGCAAGGTATTTGGGAATCTTAAGAGCAGGCTCACAGGTAGTCGGTGGTGGGCAAACCTTTGAAAATGTTTATGACATTGATTTTGCTTCACCATATAATAATAGTGGGTTTCCAAACAGAATTAAAATTCCTAATTTTGACTCTAATAATAGGTTAATTAATTATACAATCACAAAAAGAGAGACTGTAGTTAACGGTATCACAAAAGTCTTTAAACAAGTTATCAATCCAAGTGATGTTATTCCTTTCTATGAAATATTTTTACCTGAAAGAAATGTTTTAGGTATTACA